GCTGCGCGCGCTGGCGCGGCTGCGGCCGGAATGGGCCGCCTCCAAGGTGGACCTGGGACGCACCTACACCAACGAATATGCGCGCAAGGCCAAGGCGAAGTTCAACGCCTGAGAACGCCGGCGTGCTCCGAAGTGGCGCCATGGTCCGACACCGCGGCGCCACGGCGCGGCGTTAGATTCCGGCCACTGCCCGGCAAACGGCGTCCGGGCACGGGCCGGCCGCGCCAGCGGATGCCCGCAACCAGCCTCCAACCCCGTCCCAAGGACTTTCTTTCATGACACTGAACCTCAGCATCGGCCCGCTCGTGGCCCTCATCGCGGGCATCCTCATCCTGGTGATGCCCCGTCTGCTCAACTTCATCGTGGCGCTCTACCTCATCCTCATCGGCGTGCTCGGGCTGGTGGGCATGCACAACCTGAGGATCTGACGGGCGCGGACGGCGCCCGCCAGCGTTTTCCCGTCAGCGCTTCTTCACGCGCGACGGGGTTCCGCCCTTGCGGGACGGCGCGGGCGCCGAGGCCTTCTTCGCCGTGCTCCTGGACGGAGCCGCCGACTGCCGGCTGCTCCGGCTGCTGCTCCTGGCCGAGGCGCCGGACGTCATGCGCACGGGCAGATACACGACCACCGCCTCGCCGGCCTTGAAGGAGGCCGTGGATTTCACGTCGTTCCAGGTCGCGACGTCCGCGGTGGTGACTTTGTAGCGCCGCGCGATGGTGGCCACCGAGTCGCGCTTGCCGGCGCGCACCGTGGTGCGGCGGGTGACGATCTCGGGGGTGAAGGCGACCTGGCCGTTGTCGGCGAGCTGCCCGGGCACGTCGGCCTGCGTCGTGTTGCTGCGGGGCACCATCAGGGCCGACCCGGCCTTGATGAGCATGCGCGGCGGGATCTTGTTCACGTTGCGCAGGTCGGTCTCGCTCATGCCGACGCGCTGCGCCGCCGCCGACACGCTCATCGTGGTGGGCACGCTCCAGACCGTCCAGCTCGCGTACTGGCCCTCGGTGTAGGCCTCCAGGTTCTTGCGGAAGACCTGTGCGTTGTCCCAGGGCAGCAGGATCTGCGGCATGCCGGCCGCGAGGATGATGGGCTTGTGCAGAGACGGGTTGAGCTCGCGGAAGTCCTGTTCGCGCACGCCCGCCAGGCTGGCCACCAGCGAGACGTCGATGTCGCGGGTGATGTCCACTGTCTGGAAATAGGGGTGGTTCTCGATGAGCGGCAGCTCGGTGTTGAACCGCTCCGGGTGCGCGACGATGTTCTTCACCGCCTGCAGCTTGGGCACGTACATGCGGGTTTCGGCCGGCATGTTCAGCTCGGTGTAGCTGGTGCCCAGGCCCATCTTCTGGTTGCGGGCGATGGCGCGGCTCACGTTGCCTTCGCCCCAGTTGTAGGCGGCCAGGGCCAGGTGCCAGTCGCCGAACGTGCCGTAGAGGCGCTGCAGGTAGTCCAGTGCCGCGCGGGTGGAGGCGAGCACGTCGCGCCGGTCGTCGCGGAAGGCGTTCTGCTTGAGCTGGTAGTCGCTGCCCGTGGCGGGCATGAACTGCCACATGCCCACGGCCTTGGCACTGGAGACGGCCATGGGGTTGAAGGCGCTCTCGATATAGGGCAGCAGCGCCAGTTCGGTGGGCATGCCGCGCAACTCCAGTTCCTCCACGATGTGGAAGAGGTACTTGCTGGAGCGCTCGGTCATGCGCTGCATGTAGTCGGGGCGGCTCGCATACCAGAGCTCGCGGTCGCGCACCAGGTCCTGGTCGAGGTCCGGCATGGAGAAGCCGCGGCGGATGCGGTCCCACAGGTCGGTGGGCGCGGCCAGCGAGGTCACGCCGAAGTGGCTGGCGTCCCCGGCGGTGATGGGACGCAGAGGAGGGGAGCCGGCCGTGGGCGGGGTGGGCGTGGTGCCCCCTGTCGTGCTGGAGGGGGTGGCCGGGGCGTCCTTGCCGGGGGTGCCGGGCGCCGCGCAGCCGGTGAGCCAGAGCACGCTCGCGAGGCCCAGGATGTGCAGTAGTTTCATGGGGTCAGGTCGGTCGGAATTCGTTTTTCCACTGGCGCAGCGCCGCCAGCACCGAGGCCGGGTCGGCGGCGTCGGTACGCGGGTCGAAGCCCTGCGCCGCGCGGGCCACGGCGGGCTCCCGCGCCCGCAGGAAGGGGTTCACGGCATGCTCCGTGCCGAGCCGCGAGGGCAGGGTGGGCTGCCCGGCGGCGCGGAGCGCCTCGCAGTCATGGCTGTACTGGAGCAGCGCCGCGTTGCCGGGTTCCACGGCCCGCGCGAAAGCGAGGTTCGAGAGTGTGTATTCGTGGGCGCAGCACACCCGCGTCTCCGGCGGCAGCGCCCCGAGCCGGTCGAGCGAATGCTGCATCTGGGCGGGGGTGCCCTCGAAGAGCCGGCCGCACCCGCCGGAAAACAGCGTGTCGCCGCAGAAGAGCAGCGGGCCGCCCGCGGCGTCCGCGGCGTGGTAGGCGATGTGCCCCGCCGTGTGGCCGGGCACGTCGATCACGGACAGGCGCAGGCCCAGCACCTGCAGCGTGTCGCCATCGGCCAGCGGCTGCGCCGGCTGGGGAATGGATTCGCGCGCCGGGCCGTACACGGGTGCGCCGGTAGCCTCGCGCAGCGCCGCCACGCCGCCGACATGATCGCCGTGGTGGTGCGTGACTAGAATCGCCTGCAGTGCCAGGCCATGGTGCTGCAGGGCCTGCAGCACCGGGCCGGCCTCCCCTGGATCGACCACGGCGGCCGAGTGGCCGTCGTGCAGCATCCAGATGTAGTTGTCGGCGAAAGCGGGCAGCGGCAGCAAGTTCATGAGCGACGAAATTATCATTTCGGAGCATCGGAAGGAGCCGCAGATTGTGCCAGCAACGGGCCAAGAACCGGTCTCTGTGGTTGGTATCTAAGACGCCACGGATTCATCACACGATCAACAACGGCACGAGACACAGCCATCCTCCGGGCGATCTCCGCTTGAGTATGGCCAGCCTGAGCGAGAGCGCTTACTACAGCCTGCTGTGCCGCATCTAACTGCCGAGGACGGCCATGCGCCCCTCCACGCTGCAAATGGGCAACCTGCCCCGCCAGGACTCTCTCCCTGATAGTCGCCCGCTCCAACTGCGCGAAAGCGCCGAGGGTCTGAAACATGCATACGCCAACGGGAGAAGTAGTGTCGATAGGCTCAGTCAACGACCGCAGCGATACGCCGCGACCGCGCAAATCTTCCTCAATGGCGACCAAATCACCCAACCTCCGGGCAACACGATCCAACCGCCAAAACACAAACACATCACCGGCAACCAACGACGCCAAGCACGCTTTCAAGACGGGCCGGTCAGACACACCCGAAGCCTTCTCCTGGTAAACCTCCTGCACACCAGCACGAACCAACGCATCCAACTGCATGCGTGTCTCCTGCTCACGCGTACTCACCCTGGCATACCCAACCAAGCGACCCATTCAACCCTCCATAGTGTTTTCGTTCCGGGAACGTAACTCAGAATTTGGCGGCTGATGGGATGATGGCGGCAGCATGAAAAACGGCCTCAAGAGGCCGCTATTTCGGATGCCACTACAGCTACAGCAATCTCTTCAGCGCTATCGCAGCACAAAGCACAAGGCCAAGCCAGAGCAATCGCCAGAAAATGCGCCGCCACTCCTGGCGACGCACACCCCTTTGACGAACACCCTCCGACACACGAAACGCGGACCGCTCAACATATCCAGTACGTTTACGCCACCAGTCCCGGTACCAGTCTCTACCATCAACTGCCATGACACTTCCTCCATAGGAGGATTGTGCCCGCTATGGCAATGACCCGGCCCGCGCCTGAGCGACGACATCACCGATAGAAATTTGGTCAGCATTGGCTGCACGTGCGGGGGGCAAGGGAATGCTCCGAACACTACTACCCACCGGCGCACCACCACCGGCAGGCACCTCCAGGACCACCGGCTTATCGGTCGAGCCCTGCGACATTACAGGCGCATCACAGGTCACCGCAGTGGCCTTTGTGCGCCAACGGAGCGTGCCTGCACAGTCGGTCAAAGGCTCCCATTTGTAGCCAGCGGCTGCAAGATCGCGACTGTCAATCGAGGCGATGCGCTGCCCACCCATAGAAACAACGAACGTGTACACAACCAGCGAACCCATTTGGATACGCCCAGTGAGATGCAAACCCTTGGAAGCATAGGGCTCAGGCGGACCAGCATCTACCGAGGCAGCAGCCTCAGGAAGTAGTGCGACATCCGTACGCACAGGAAGCACGACGCCAGCCGCTATGGCGGGTTTCACCGGATCACCTACAGGGACTGCACGAACTGACTTTGAACCCGAAGGTGCCGGAGAACTCGGCCAGAACGCCCAGACCAGGACGACGACTGTCAGCGCCCAAAACGCCCATGTGAACCGTTTAAATTTGACGATGAATGGAGCCACATCGCCAGCGGCAGATTCGGCAACACTGTTCCCCTGAGTGTGACTTTTATATAGCTTGAAATATTCGGGTTTATACGGCCGAATTTCCGTGCTAATCACGGCGCCACGGTAACCAGACTTAACCTTACGAATATAGGAATCTTTCTTACCAAGGACATCCGCTTTTCTGCACGTAATCAGCATGCCGATAATCCGCGCAATAGGCTGATTTGTATCCCTGAATGACTGAGTCATCAACAGCACATCGACATTGAAATGTCGGTGCAGTTTGTACCACTCGACAACCTCTTTAGAGGTTCCGGTGGCGGGCAACGGGACATGGCATTCATCGACAATGAATAAAGGCCCTTGCCCAGTCTCTGGATGCTTCCATGTGGAGTAATAGCACCACACAGTTCCGAAGGCAGTAGCGTCAGAGCTTACAGGAACAACATTTTGCCGCTCCTCATCTTTCCAAAGCTTAAACGCTTCGCCATTACCATTCTCATCAACGCCGTCTGCATCCCAAACACCAAGGACCTTACCCGGTCTATGACGCAACTCAATTAGATCAACATAGGCAGGATCGATAGCTGCAAACATATCGACCAACAAAGGCAAATTGGTTATGACCTTACGACCCTGCTTCAGCTGCGGCAATACGTGGTATGCCACGGCCTCATAACTTTTCCCGGAACCAGGGATTCCCTCAAGCCCATTAATCATGATCCAAGCCTAACAAATGGGATTAGCTGTAAGCCAATGCGAATAATGATGGCAGCGACGATAATAGACGCAGCAGTGCCTACGCCCAAAAGTCCGAGAATATTAATTATCTCTGCTGGCAAAGTGGACCATGCGCCGACATGTTCACTCAGGCCCGTCAAATCAACCGACGACACAGCCGAGACTGCAATATCCGTAGCTTGATCAAACGGCCAGCAGAACGCATCGCGCACCAAATCCCACAGCGCGACAAAAATTGATACAAATAACTTTCCGAACCACTCAACGACTGCCGCTATTTTTGCAAATAGCGTAGTAAAAAATTGACCCATATCACCCCCCAAAGATCAAAGCGCGAGCAAGAATGAGCGCGGAAACAATCAAGATTGCTTTCGCTGCGGGCCAAATCCAGCACGGAGGCGCAACCTCATGAACACCCATATCCGCCCATTGCGCCATCGACAAATCCAATTGCCATGATGGGCAGGTGCCGGAGACAAAACCCGTAGGCATCATTTGATTTACGAATGCCACCAAACTAGTTTGCTTAAGCTGATCCTTCTTCTTCGCCCAAATTCCGGTCATGCCTTCAGGATATTTACGCTCATATAACTTCGGAAGAGGCCCCAGGGGAGTATCCGTAGCTGGCTCCTCTGGCTTTGCGTCATCTTCGTGATCGATGCTATCCGTTGTAGTATCGGTTTGACCGGTTACATTATTTGTTATTGTCGTTGTATTATTAATATTGGTGGTATAAGTGACTACATTATTATTATAAGTTACCTTATGATTTGTTTGGCTGGTAACTGTTTTGGTTGCGGGCTGAGTCTCAGTCGCAGTACCGGGAGCAACCTCAGTAGTAGTGCCCGGGTGCACGCGAACCTGAGTAGATGTCTGTGATTTAGCGCCGGGAACAGCATCGGGACCAGAAACCTTAACTTCTGGCTCCTGAGCACCGAAAGGATCAATACCCGCCTTTGTTACGGCTTGCTCAACTGCCTGCGGACTCGGCAAAGGCGAATCTGGAGCATCCATATATGGAGCGATATCATCCATTGAAGCGGGCATCCAGTCTGTCCACGTGGCTGTGGTCTTCCGGTTCTGCGGCTCGAATTTCGCCTTAGTCCACGACATAGGCGATGGGCTCCAGGCGTACTCATAAGAGCATTGAGTTTGGCTGATGACGGAGACGTTTTGAAAGTAGGCGCCACCACTGTCACGCGAGGACTGTAGATGGGCATTGCAGGCCTGAGACAGACTACGCACCCAACTTGCACCGTCAGGCATCAAATATTCACGACAATCCGAACTGCAAGACCCTTCCTTCTGGACAAGAAACGGCTTGCCAGGATAATCAGCCTCATTTGGATTGATGCGAACATGAGAACCATCAAGCCATTCAATTATTGCGGGTGCAGCAACAGCCAAAGCCATGGCAGCAGGATAACTAGATGCAACAGCACCAAGCCCCCGAAGAAAAGCGGCGCGAGAAATTGGCGCACGTGCGACGGCACCAACAGCACGTCCCGTGTCACCAAGAGGAACACGAACATTACCCGCTACAGACAAACCAGAGGCAGTACGAGAAACTGCCATATTTCCAACTGCAGGATTACCCAAACCTGCAGAGCTTGTAACAAGCGGCTGGCCGCCAGTACCAAAAGTCACCGTAGTCTGATTACCAACAACACGCCCCATAAATGCATCCCAGGCAGCAGCACCGCCAGGACTACCAGAAGATGAAGCAAAAGCAGAGGAAGATGCTGCCAGCAGAGAGACAATCAATAGTTTTCGCATAATTAAAATGACCTCATGCCAGCGACAAAACAGGCGCCGCCCATGGCGCCCAGCAAGACCAATAAGGCCACAGTAAGGGCGACAAGGGCGGCAATTGCCATGGCCGTTTAGACCTTCTTCACGACACGCTTGCCCAGGTCCGGCGCCTTGAAAGCGAGCGCGATGCCCACGATCAGGAGGCCCGAAGCGATGACCTTTGCCGAGACGCCGCCCAGCGCGATGGAGTCCATCATTGCCGAGAACGGATCGGTATCGGCCGCGCGTGCCATGGTCATGGCGCCCAGGGACATTGCGGCGACAGCAATCTTGGCGCCGAACTTGCGGGCGACGGAACGAGTTTGAGAGAACATGGTTTTCTTTCTAAAAAAACGCTACCAAAATCGGCAGCGGTGAGCCAAAGGGCTCAACGCTAACGACTCATACTTTCCGCACCATCCCCTTAGCCAGTCCGATACTCCAGCCCAGCAGGTACGACCCGACAACGAATGCGAAACCGACTGCCAAGGCTTTTGCCACCATTTCAGGAGTTAAACCCAGGGTGTTAGGGTCGATTAACTCGCCCAGGGAAACCCATGCCTGATCGGAAACAGGACATGGATTCGCATCCGTCAGGCAGACGAGGAGGCGCATATTCAGCCTTGGAAATCGTCAGCCATCCCGCCCGAGCCACATTCGGGGCACACCAACCAGTCGTCCCCTTCTGTGTGATCCGGGTAAAACTCTTCGATCGGGCCGGTATGGCCGCATTGGCTGCATTCACAATCTTCCATGTCTATACCTGTCTATACATAGGTTAAAAAATCTGTCCCGGGAACGAAATTGAAGTTACCCGGAAACCCTCCGGAGGTTGGTCAGGTCCACCACCTGCGCTCTATGCCAGGGCTCCGCGTTGTCTTCGATGAGCTGGGCACAGTCATCGAGGTCTTCGACAGAGCCGGCCTCCCACAGCGCCATCACCCATTCCGGCTCCCCGTTTCCGGAAGGAGCGAGAAACGCCCCTGTCGTCGCGGACTGGATGACGTACATGTCAGGCCGCCTTTGCGGGTGCCCGCTCTACGGGCCGGATGGCCACCAACTTCAGCTTGGTCGCGTCCTGGGCGCCGGTAGCCATTTCGAATGTGGCAACCGCCTTGATGGGCAGGGATGCGCCCAGGTGCGCCCACTTGTTGAACTCGGCCGCATCGCCGAGCTTGAAAGGACGGGTGGCACGGCCGATGCTGCGGCCTGCAGAGTTTTCCGACAGATCCACTTCGCAGTGGAACGTGGTGCTGCTGTAGGCACGACCTTCGATGGTCCCTTCACTTTCCTTCACGCCGTGAACAACGACTTCGGTATCGAACTTCATAACTTTTCCTTCATGGCCTTTTGTTGAGAGCTATGCCAAGACGTGGCCAACGTCCGCGCTCTTTGGGGTTTTGGTTGAAGACCGGAGGAACGCGCGGTCATAGGCGCGCGCAATCTCCGATTCACTGAATTTCTGCAGACGGCCAGGGGCCTTCTTGTTCGTGACCAATTCGAGGAAATGCTCGAATGACAGATGCTGGAATGCCATGGCAAGACTAGGCCCAGCCACCTCACGAACCCAACGCACATTGCGCACCGCCTCACCCTCAACGGTTTCAATCTGGCGCTTGCGCTCGCAAGGCACGGTTTCCGGGAACGAAATTGCTTCGGCCTCCCTGAGCAGGGATGCATGCCAGTCGCTGGCACCGTGGAAGAAATCGGCCGGACAGCGCAGCATCTCGATAGGCAGGAATCGAGCCTTATTGCCCCACCGCAGCTCGGCGCGAATCCAGGCGGATGTATCTGCATCGCCGAAAAGCTGATGGCCCTTTTCGTAAACGTTCGTTTGCTTACCCACCTCTTTGGTGCCTACATAGAACGAACGGGCCTTGCCGCCGCACCAGTCGCCGACCATGTTGCACTTGAGCCGACGCCCCCCGACGTCGCACAAGCCCGCTTCATAGTCGGCCTTGACGCGTTCCATGCCACCCTTCAAACCGTCGAAAAAATCGAGGGCTAAATCGATGCGCGTGATCCAGCCTTTCGCCTCATCGATGACATTGGCCAAGTGATCACGCCAGCCGCCTTGCGCGAACGTACAAGCAGATCCGTAGACGTTGCAATGAATCGTTTTTGCCTGCGCGCGCTGACGAGGACCATCGCCCGACGCGAGGAATCCGACCCATCCGACCTCCGCCCCGTTGCGCTCGATAGACCAGCGGCAGCGGTAAAAATCGTGACCCTTGCGGACCTCAGGATGCACAACAAATTCAGGGCCGAGAGACTCGGCAACACGTTCGGCGAGCTCGAAAGCCTGCACGCTGGGCGAAAAATCAGCGTCAGGGATGAACCGCAGCACCTTGCGCAGACGCTGGATTCGGACAGTACGCGCGTCGCGGTCCCAAGCACTCAATGGCTCGATTTCCTCCTCAGGAAACAGCACATCGACCGAAGGCATGGGGGCATTGCGCAAGATGCAGGTGAAACGCACCCAGTCCACATGCACAGGCACGCCACTTTCGACACGCTCAGCGATCAGGCGGGCTTTGACCTGATTGCCATCCAAGACCAAACTGCAAGCACCAGCATGACCCTTGGCATGCTTGTTCAAATTCGTACCAACTGGGTGAGTCATACAAAACCTTTTTGTACTAATACAGACGGTCCAACGTGCTGAAAATCGTTATCCCCGTGATTACCAACGGGGAGGGCTTGCGCCCCTGCCGCGTGCGCGGAAGCCTCCCCCGCAAGCGGGGCCCCCTCCGCGCAGCGCGCTGCGCGCATGCCTACCGTGCGGCCGTGCACGTACAGGTCGCGCCAGGGCTCGGCATCACAGAACGAGGCGATAGCAAGCCATGCGGCAGCGTTTTGCGGACGGAAGGGCGCGGGGGGGCACTCAGGACCGCCAACATGGCGCGGGGCACGGGTTGCACGTAGGGCGACATGGGGGGTATGCACCCCCATACCCCCAGCCCCGCAGAGTCGGCGCAAGGCCTCCATGCGGGTCCCCGGTTTGTCTCCAGGAAGGGGGGCGGCAAGGGCGCGCGCCAAGTGGGCCAGGATGTGCTTCACAGCGAACCGCCGATCAGCGCCAGCAGCAGCACCATGAAGCCGATGGCATAGAGCAGACCCCAAGGGCCTTGGGGGGCAAAGCCATGCTCAGCGAACATCCGGCCGACAAGCGCAGCGGACATGAACAGCGCACCGATGCAGACAGAGGTGAAAGAAATCACGACTCCACCCCCTGCATACGCTCCAGGACCTTGACGCGGGCGCGGGCGCGCTCCGGCTGGTGGCCCGTGCGCAGGTACGTGCTGCAGGCTGCAGCGCATGCCTTGTATTCAGCTATCGCGGCCTTCGATCCATCCAATACGGATTTCGGGACCGGGGCGGAAATGGCCCTACGTGCGCGGTAGGGCAGATCGCGGATTTCTTCGGGACTCATACGCCGTACCCGATCAAGCACGCGGCAACATAAGCCATCACCACCTGCGGTTGCGGCCGGCCGTGCAACTCTCCTGACAGATGCAGGCGCAGAATGCGACGAGCTCCGACGTACCCGTAGAAGCCCGGAGGGAGGACGAAAGCGCTCATTGCAGCGCCCCGTCAACTCGACGAGCGGCAAAGCCCATGCGCGACCAATCGCGATTGCACAGCGCGAACCGGACGAGCTCCTGCAGCACTTCGTTTTCGCCCACTTCAAACTGCGAGGCGAGGCGCGAAATCGTGGCCTTGATTTCGGGCTTGTCGGTGTAGTCGATGCGGGCCTTGCCAGCACGGTAAGCAGCCTTCCGGTCGGCATCGGAGGCGTACTTACGAGGACGGCCGCGCCGCCCTTGCGCCGCCTCCACTTGTTCGCGGAAATCACGCGCTGCCTCATCGGGCAACGATTCGTCGTTCAGGTGAATGCAGCCCCCGCCACCCTGAGCCACCAGGGCCACGCGGGGGGAGTGGTCCGCATGGATGGAGGGGCTGCAATCGTTAGCCGCGTCAGCCTCTACGACTGCGGGCAAGACCATTTGTTGTGCTGGCATGGGTGGCTCCATGTAAAATTCAAGCGTTTGAAATATTTCCAACCTCTTGGAAATAGATTATTTCAAATTACTTGGAATTTTTCCAATTGGAGTTACCTATGCGCATAGCCGAACTGATAGCCATTGCCTCAATTCGCAGCGGCAAAGAACGCAAAGCACTGGCGCGCGAGATGGGGATTGAAGCGAGCAGGCTTAGCAACCTTGCTAGCGGGAAGCTGAAAGCCACAGCCTCAGAAATTGCCTACTTGGCAACAGCCGCTCAAACAGATGTGCTGCAGGCAATTGCAGATGTCGAGACCGAACGCGAACCAAAAATGGCCCCGATATGGCAGCTGGCAATGGCGGCGAAATCATAGGTTTGCACCATTGGTTCGACTCACCGCCCGGCCGCTACCTGCTGGCGTGGGAGCAGGAGCGCTACGACGAGATGGTGGCCGACGTGTTCGGCTTCCATGCGCTGCAGCTGGGCATGCCCGGGCTGCAGGGGCTGCGGGCGAACCGCATGCCGCACCGCTGGCTGGCGCTCGGCGCTGCCGAGGCGTTGCTGTGGCCGCCGCCGGCGCAGGTGGAGCCCGGACCGGCGGACGGCCCCGTGCGCGCGGCGCTGTTGGCCGACCCGGTGGCGTTGCCGTTTCCCGAGAACAGTCTCGACCTGGTGCTGCTGCCGCACGCGCTGGAGCTCAGCGTGGATCCGCATGCCGCGCTGCGCGAGGTGCACCGGGTACTGGTGCCGGAAGGGCGGCTGGTGGTGAGCGGGCTCAATCCCGTGAGCCTCTGGGGCCTGCGCCAGCGCCGCGTGCGGCTGTACCAGCGCCTGGGGGCCGGGGGGCGGCTCTATCTGCCCGACGTGGGCGAGTTCATCGGGCACTGGCGGCTGCGCGACTGGCTGCGGCTGCTGAACTTCGAGATCGAGACCATCAGCTTCGGTGCCTACCGCCCCGCGGTGCGCAGCGCGCGCTGGCTCGACCGGTACGAGTGGCTGGATGCCGTGGGCGCGCGCTGGTGGCCGATACTCGGGGCCGCCTACATGGTGGTGGCCGTCAAGCGCGTGCATGGCATGCGCCTGCTGGAGCCGTCCTGGCGCACCGGCCAGGCCCCGCAGGCGCGCGCCGCGACCGTGCCGGTGGCGCAGCGCGCCGGGCCGGAGCCCGGCGGCGCGCCACGGCGGCGGGGCGGCCGATGAAGAAGCGGAAGCTATGAATGACGACAAAGGAAGCGAGCGAGTTTTGAATCAGGTTGTGATCTATACCGACGGGGCCTGCAAGGGCAATCCGGGTCCCGGCGGCTGGGGGGTGGTACTGCGTTCGGGCGCGCTGGAAAAGGAATTGTTCGGGGGGGAGCTGGGCACCACCAACAACCGCATGGAACTGCTGGCCGTGATCGAGGCCCTGGGCGCGCTCAAGCGCCCGTGCGCGGTCACGCTCTATCTCGACAGCCAGTACGTGCGCAAGGGCATCACGGAGTGGATCCAGGGATGGAAGAAAAAGGGCTGGCGCACGGCATCCGGCCAGCCGGTGAAGAACGTGGAGCTGTGGAAGCGGCTCGATGACCTCGTGGCCGGGGGCGGCCACGTGATCGACTGGCGCTGGGTGAAGGGCCATGCGGGCGATCCCGGCAATGAACGCGCGGATGCGCTCGCCAACAAGGGCGTTGACAAGGCCCTGGGCCGGGCCTAGGTGTTGAGTCTCACGAGGTTGTTCACACCCGGAATGCGTGTGATGGGAGGCTGATGGCCGAGCGCGGAGTGTGGCCGGCACCAGTTGTAGCCGTCAATGAAGGGCTGCAGGGCAGCCGTGCGTTGGGCTGAGCTTTCGTAGGGTCTGGCATAGGCCCACTCCCGCAGGCTGGTCTGTACGAATCGCTCGGCCTTGCCGTTGGTCTTGGGCGTATAGGGCCGCGTGCGGATGTGGCGGATGCCCAATTCCTCGCAGGCCGCGCGGAAGGCGTTTTTGTAGCCAGAGCCGTTGTCGGTCATGACGCGCTCGATGCGTACGCCGATGTTGGCGTAGTAGGCCACCGCGTCTCGCAGGAACTGCACGCAACTCAGCGCTGTCTCGTCGGCCAGGACCTGGGCGAAGGACACGCGGGAGTGGTCGTCGATGGCCAGATGCACCGCATCCCAACCGATGCCACGGTTGCGGTTCTGGGTTCGGTCGCCGGTGATGCGGTGGCCCACGCCGTGGATGCGGCCGAGCCGCTTGGTGTCGATGTGCAGCAGTTCGCCCGGGCTGGCGCGCTCGTAGCGACGCACGGGCTGCGGTGGCTCCAGCGATGCGAGCCGGCTCAGGCCGATGCGGTCCATGTGGCGCGCTACGGTCGCCAGACTGCGGCCGGTCTCACGGGCGATGCGCCAAAGGGGCAAGCGCTGGCGGCGCTGCTGTTCGAACAGCTGGACCTGCTCGGGTGGGCAGGCCTGGGGGCTGCGGTGCGGGCGGGAGCTGCGGTCGAGCAAGCCATCGGGGCCTTCGTTGCGAAAGCGGGCCATCCACTTGTAGCCGGTGCGCAGGCTCACGCCTGCGGCTTCGCTGGCTTGGCGCATCGTCCAGTTCTGCTGGAGCACTCTGTCGACCAGAAGGGCTCGACCTGCGCGGGTCAATCGCGCATGCTTATGACTGTTCATCCGGTGTCCTGTCCTGAGTTGCTGGGGCCTGGTAACCACAGCTTCCCAGGTCGGGCCTGGATGAACAACCTATTGAGACATCACACCTAGGCCTCCTGCCCGGCCCGCGGCGCCGGGTCAGGCCGGGCCGATGCTGATGGCCGGCGCGTGGGCGATGGCCTGCATGCCCGGATGCAGGGCCGTCGCGTCCTGCGGACGGACCACCCGGTCGATCTCCTTGCCGTCGCGCAGGAAAACCAGGGTGGGCCAGAGCTTCACGCCGAAGCTGCGGCCGAGCGGGCGGCCCGGGCCGTCCTCGACCTTGATGTGCTGTACGTGGTCGTGGTCCTTCAGGGCGGCTTCGATCAGCG